ATTCTTTAAAGATCTAGAAAAAAGTACTAAAAATGGAGTACGAAGAAAAAATCTCAACACACACAACTAGAAATTTATTTTCTTGAATTCTCTAAAATCAAAAAATCAAGCTGTTACAGTATAAAGTACTGTTTGATCTTTACAAATAATTTAAAGTTATTTACAAAATAAATGTAAATAACTATTTTTACCTAAATCCGATTCTTTAAAGATCTAGAAAAAGGTACTAAAAATGGAGTACGAAAAAAAATCTCAACACACACAACTAGAAATTTATTTTCTTGAATTCTCTAAAATCAAAAAATCAAACTGTTACAGTATAAAGTACTGTTTGATCTTTACAAATAATTTAAAGTTATTTACAAAATAAATGTAAATAACTAAATTAAAAGAAGTATTACTAATAATAAACAATGGAATGTCAATTTTGTAATAAACTTCTTTCAAATAAAACTAATCTTACAACACATCAAAAGAAAGCAAAATATTGTTTGAAGATACAGGGAGTAAAACCAGAAGTAATTTACAATTGTAATTATTGTAATAAGGAATTTAATAGTAAGCATTATTTTACAAGTCATATAGCAACTCATGAGAACAGCGAAGAGTTTATGAAATATCAGTACGAGATAGAGAAACTTCGTGAGATTAATCGTAATCAACAAGAAATAATTAATCTCAAAGACAATACTCTTGAAGAGAGGGATAAAACAATTGAGAAGCAAGAGGCAAAGATAAGAGAGTTAGAGCAAAGAATTGAGAATATAGCAACTAAAGCAGCAACAAAGCCAACAACAAATAGTACAGTGCATAATACAGTAAATTATATTAGCGTTCTAAAGAACAAACCGCCACTAACACATTACCATCAGCAACTTTGGGTGGATGGTATAACAGACGAATTGGTAGAAGATAGAGATATAGCGAGAGCATGGGGAAATCATCTCTACAATACAATTAAAGATACAACGCATCTGTTAGACGATTCAAGGAGGAAGACGGTTTCAAAAATTGGAAGAGATGTTACAGATGAAGACATCAAAGGGAATATAGAGAGCAGAGAAGGTTTGAGGTATTTCAAGGATTATGGATGTACGAAAACGCTTCAATTTTTGTGTTCTAAATATCCAGAAATAAAGGATAAGATAGTTCAGTTGGATAGATTAGGAGAGCTAACACAGGAGCAACTTGTTCATAGGAGTAGGTTGGTGAAGATGATAGAGTCTATATCAGAGGGCGAGATTAATGAGGATATGGCTTTGGCGGTGAAGCATTACGTTACAAATTCTTGTTAGATTTTCAAAGTTTCCTTTTGAAAATCAAATAAATTAAGATTAAATGAGTTGATTTATAATGTTTGGGACTGTAGTTTAATAGAGTTTTGAATGTTGTCTATTTCTACGAATTCGTAATTAGAAATAATTTCTGCTAACTTGTTCGAAGTAGATAATTTATGTATGACAACTTGATATTTTATGATATCGGTTGTGTATATTTTTCTTTGAGACATGTTTACGATGCAGTCTCTATCGATAAGGTATATTATATTGTATTTGTTTAGTGTTTTAATGTATTTTTCGTATTGTTTTTTATCGAAATCTTTTATTCCGAGTTTTACTTCAAAGATTATGTTAGAATTGATTAAAGTAAAATCGAATATACAGTTTTCAAACTTAAATTGAGAACCTAAATCTTCTCCGTATTCATTCTTTAAAATATTTTCCCACCAAGCTTCTTGTTCCAAAGACCTTTTTTTTGCGATATTGAAAGAATCGCATCCTAAGTAATTTATCCCTCCTTCCTTTTTTATATCTTTGACTATGTAAGGGATGTTGGGAAGTTCGTAAGAGTGTAAAAAGGATTTGAAATCTTCCCTGGTTAATCTAGTTTCCTTTTCAAATCTCTTTAACCAGTTCACAGGTGCTTTAATGTCAAAAGCGTTAGGTTTCCTTTCTTCAATCCGCTCTTGTATTTTTTTCTTTAACTCGTCTATTGTTCTCAAGTAGTAGGAGTAACAGGTTCTTTCTTTTTCTGTGAGTTCTAAAGTTAGTATTTCTACCGGAGTGAGATTGAAGTATATGTATACTTCAAGGAACTCTCCTTCTTCTTCCAAAGGGTTTATAAAATAAATCTTAGGGTCATATTCTTTTACTCTGTTGAATAGGTATTCGTAATTGTTTTGAAACCATTCTTGTTTCAATAACCAAGAGCAATAGGCTCTATCTTTAAGAATTTCATTGATGGTTTGATTTCTGTATTTACCGAAAGTTATAGTCTCTGTTGTTAATACGGTTCCTTCCATTTGCAAGAAGGAAGTACACGCTTAAATCTTAATATGATTAAACACAAAACGCGCATTTTACTATCTCTTCTTTATTTACTAATTATCAATTTTGTTTATAGGTATAAACTTAACGAGTTTTGTGAAGTTTATACCTATGTAGGTATAAACTTAGAAATATAATATATCAATTAATATACTCTAGACTTAAATTCGTTCTTATTCTCTTCCGACATCCCTTTCCAACAACTACTAATCTCTGCCCGAATATCTGTCTCTGACATTTCACCATCCTTTTTAAGGACAGCCCTCTTTTCCTTACAATAGATGTTGTATCCAGATTGTTTCTTCTTTGGCTCTACTATGGTGTCTTCATCTTCCTGTTTCATTTCCTCTTTCGTTTCAGAAATTTCCCTAAGAAATCTTTCTCGATCTTCTGAGGCCATTTGATAATACCTTTGAGACTCAACACTCTCCTTATCCAAATCTCTCCAAAGTCTTCCGAGTTCAGACATAATCTGTTTGTTATCCATTTCTGGGTTATTCTCCTTAACAAGAGCGCGATTTTCGCAAGAGAAGAAGATATATGGGGACTTTCCACGCTTGGGTGTATTAATATTCTTTTTAGTCTTCTTGGTAGAAGCACGAGTGAGTTTGGTTGATTTAGACTTTGATACGTTAATGAAAGATTCTTGAGTGTCTCTTTCAAGCCATTTATCTACAGCTTCCTGACCCACGTTGTGTGTGAGGAAGTGAATAACGAAATCATTAATTTGTTGAAAAGACATTTTTGAATTTTAAGGTATGTGTAAAATTCAAATTCAATTTTATTTTTAAACAAATAAAGACCTTTAATAAATGAATAATTATAAGTTTCTTAAAGTTATAATCTCAGGTGATCGCAGAACTGGAAAGAGTACATTAACATCTAGATTAAGCAATAAAGAACTTGATAAAGAATATAATACCACTATTGGAGTTGAATTTTCATCTAGATACTTACAAGAATTAGATTTAAAGGTTAATATTTGGGACTTAGGTGGAGAGCATCGTTTTGAAAATATCACTGTCCAGTATTTTAAAATTGTAAGTATAATTGTATTTGTGTATTCTATTGATAGTTATGATTCTTTTCTAAGAATTCAAGAATTGTATAAAAGGTATATTGAGGATGGCACGATAAATAGTCATAAGATAATTGTAGTTTGTAATAAGTTTGATCTTATAAATGAAACAAATAAACCATTACTGAACCAGGGTATTGATTGGGCTAATTATATAAGCGCTGGTTTTATATCTGTGAGTGCGAAAGAGAATACTAATGTTACTGGTTTATTTAATAGTTTATTGATTATGGGTGATATAAAAATTAAAGAGAAAGAAGAGAAGAAAGATAATTTTCGGAAGTGTATTTTACTTTAAAAATTGAATTTTAATAAATATTTATTAAAATTTTAATATAATGTTTATCTTCTCCAACATAAATATAACCACAGATATGTGTCTTTATTTTCTCGAATTAAAGACAATTATACGCCCTAATACAATTTGTATATCTTCGAAAATCAAAGAACTAACAGGTTGGAGTTTAAACTATCATAATATTGAGGATGTCATTATCTTTTTTAAAACGAGATATCCTACTGAAGACGGAAGGTTGAATTTGTATGGAGTGTCAGGTGAAAACCTTAGAACATTGTCTCCGAAAGATTATTTCACACTTGTTGGGTATGAAAGAGAAATGAAAACAAATTAGCTTCTTCGTTTAGCTTCTTCATTTAGCTTTTCATTTAGCTCTGCTATGCAGTTACAACATCTACAACCTTCTTCGCATACAGTATCGTCTTCTGAATCAGAGTCTTCAGAAACTTTAAGAGTTTCTAAACATTCCCTAGTTATTTTTTTATCCTCTTCGTCTCCACTAAAGTTGTTTTCGGACATTTCATTTAGTTGTTGAAGGAATTCTAAGTCTGTTTCGGAAAGGGATTCATCTTGACTTTCATCTGAAGACATTTCATTTAGTTGTTGAAGGAATTCTAAGTCTGTTTCGGAAAGGGATTCATCTTGACTTTCATCTTCTGAAAGTTCTTCTATTTCTTTTAATTCTTTTAATTTCTTTTCAGAATCTTCTTCTTTCTTCCATTTGTCTTTGAAACCGGATGGAAGGTCTGTTTCATCTTGACTTTCATCTGAAGACATTTCATTTAGTTGTTGAAGGAATTCTAAGTCTGTTTCATCTTGACTTTCATCTTGACTTTCATCTTGACTTTCATCTTGACTTTCATCTTGACTTTCATCTTGACTTTCATCTTGACTTTCATCTTCTGAAAGTTCTTCTATTTCTTTTAATTCTTTTAATTTCTTTTCAGAATCTTCTTCTTTCTTCCATTTGTCTTTGAAACCGGATGGAAGGTCTGTTTCAATCACAACAACTCCTATTTTTTTGTCCATTTTTCCGCTCCATTCTACTTCGTATCCGTGTTTTTTGAAGATGGATACTATTGTGTATCCAACCTTTTTAATATCCTTTTTCTTTCGGGAGACAAAACCAAATAGGACGAGAGCGCTTCCTTCTTCCTGAAGTTCTTCCATAACTTCATCTATATTTTGGGAGTGGCTAAAGACGTATCCGTTATATTTATTTTTATCTTCTAATATAGAGTCTAGCATAACGCTATTACATGTATCACAACAACTTTCGTTTAGGATAGGAACGATACCTCGTTTTTCACATTCATTGAAAATCTTTTTTAAATTTGGTCTAATGTTAGTAGTCATTTTAGATAATTATGATGTCTTTATATTTAAAGTTATCTTATTAAATAAGAAGAAATGGAAGAACATATAATATATCCGTATCAACTTACTCTTATATCTAATTTAGTATGTGTTGTATGTAAAAATTCAGAAGATAGAAAGTATCATACAATAATGGTTCCTAATATGTTTATAGGTTAGAAGGTGTGTGACAAACAAGAATGTAAATATATAGTTTATTTGTGGAGGGAGAAAATAAGTATCGGAGAGAATATGTTGAGGAAGATATATGGGGAAACTGTAAAGGTTTATAGAACCTGTGGGGATATGGAGGATGGGTGGAAGATTTTTGGGATGGCTTATAGGTTAAAAGAGGGAGGTAAGATGTGGATATCTGTGAGGAATGGTAAGAATGTTAAGTTGGTATCTATGGATGAACTTGATTTATGGAACAAATATTTAACAGTTTAAGAAATTCACATAATTGATAAATTATGAGTAATTTACTTAATTCGAATGATGGCTATTCTTTATTAGGAGAAGAGGATTTTGTCGTCGTTGGGAACACACCGCAACTTAGTCATAAACTTTCAGAGTTGGGAGGAAGTCAAGATTCTCAACATCCTGTCTCAAGTAAATCGCAAGTTCCTAAATATAATTATAAATCTATTGTAACTCATAGAAGCCCGAATATGTTAGATCTTAAGAATAAAAAAGTTTTGTCAGTAGAAGAACTAGAAGAAGGTTTAGAAGAAGAACTAGAAGAAGGTTTAGAAGAAGAACTAGAAGAAGGTTTAGAAGAAGAACCAGAAGAAGGTTTAGAAGAAGAACTAGAAGAAGGTTTAGAAGAAGAACTAGAAGAAGGTTTAGAGAATATTCTAATATCTGCTAATGCAGTTTTAAATTCAGATAAAGATAAAGTTCATAAAAATTGGAAATATTATTCTATCGGAGCAACATTTGGAGTTGTTGCTTTAGCAATGTGTTTATCTAAGAAATGATAATACCAAGTTAGGTTTATATAGAGGTGTTAAATGAATTTATAAAATTGAAAATATAGATAGTAAAGATTTTGTAAATTAAAATGAATTTAAGATTTTCGCAGGGAGATACATCTTTTTACATATATTAGATAACAATATGTGAAATCTGATAAATTAATAATAACTTCACATATTGTTATCCAATATATGTATATTCTTATCTTTTGTATTCTTATCTTTTGTATTTATATCTTTGCTTTCTCTATAGTTACTCAAAAACAAGGAATTATAACTAATTCTACATTTCTTGAAGAAATGTATTGAACTTCTCAACTAACCTTTTTCTATAATTAATTTTGTGTAAGTTGTTACGGTTTGGGTTGAGGTGTCGTCATTATAAAGTTCATTTTCATCTTGAATATACCTGTCTATTCAAGATGAAAATGTTTAGATATTTGCAATAAAATTTTATTGCAAAATTTACACTTAACTTTCTAAGTGTGAAGCGGTAATAGGTTATAATTATTGAATGCATCGTTTTACTTTTATTTGTTTTATATAATTAATAAAATATTATAATTATATAAATGTCTTATAATACTATTATAGATTTCTGCTCTAAACCTTCTAAAACGACATATAATAAAATTTCAGGAAATCATAGAGAATTTATGCATACAGTGTCTCAGTTTATTATAAAATATAATATAGGTAATATTCGTTTAGCTTACAGAATAAAAGATTATTATCAAAATAAATTTGGCAATAAAAGACTAATGGGAATACCTGTTGCTAGTGGTTGGAGATCCCAACTGCCTTTGATAGATACTTACTATTATGATATAATTCCAGATGGTACTAGTCTGTTTAGAGGTTCTAAAAATGATGAACCTTTAAAAAATAGGGCTACATATTTTGCTTTAGAGATTGGTAATGCGAATCAATATTTACCTGTTAACATAAATGGGTTTATGGGTATTTATAAAACTAATAAAGAATTGAGGTTGTTTAGGCTTGATGATCTAGATAATATTAATTCTCTTTTAGCTTTTTTCTTCAAACGTGATAAAAAGATGTATGAGAATTTTAAAAGAATGTTTGTTTCTCCACTGGTTGAATTGAACGAAGTCTTACTAAACAGTAAGACATATCAAGAAGAAGATGGACCTATACAATTAAAAGATTTGATTAGAGCTAGTGATACTAAGGTTGATTTTAAATTTGCAAATTGGTTATGCGAACAAGGATTTGATGGGTATAGTGCTGGAATTATGGAGAGGTATTCTCGAGGAAGATACGAACCTGCTTTTCCAGAGGAAATTATGTTATGTAAACCTGTAGATAACGTACTGTTAATAAAAGAAATGTTGAAAATGAAAAAAAGTAAGAATAGAGATAAACTCGATGATATTTTAACTGAATATGATGTGATGTGATTATGGGATTTTAAAAATAGGGTAGTCTTTAAAATCCCAAAAATTATCTTTTATAGAGATATATTTGATGTTATAGTTCTTGAATTATATGTACTTATGGATTAGTATTTCCAGGTCCTATCATAAGTAAGTTTATAATTATTGATTGCAGCATTTTTTACTTTTCTTTCCGCTCCCGCAAACACATTTCGCGTTTCTTTTTTGTTTTGTCTTTTCTTCTCTCTGTCCAAGACCCAATTCTTTTAGAATAATTTCAGGGTCCTTTTCAAGGTTAGAAGGATCTGTTAATTTTTTCGCTACCTTTTCAAGAAGTCTAAGTTTTTCTGGTCCTAATTGTGTTGGGTCAAGTCCCATTGAGCGGAGCAGAGGGACTATTTGTTTAGAGTTGAAGTCTTCCATTTATGGATATATGATAAGTCTATAGACCGAACATATATTTATGTTGTCTCATTTCTTTGCTTCTAAATTTATATAGGTCTATAAGGGTGTATTTCTGGTATGGTTTAATTATTATTTTAGTAAAACTTGAAGAAACTTTAACTTTTAAAGGAGTATCTTTAAAAGTTAATTATATTTATATATTTTCAAATTCTAACTCAACATCTTCTTCAGTCTCTTCGAATATAATATCGTCTCCTTCATTATCATTGGTTCTGGAGCCTTCCAGGAAGTTTGGAGGAACTTCTCCAAGATTGAAAAGTTTTCTAACTTCTTCCTTTTCGTATTTGTGTATTATATCGCACTTATCTGGTTGAAAATCTCTAATGGATACGAGAACAATGTCTCCAACACCCATCCTACAACGTTTTAGACTGCCTCGAATATGTGCCAACATTGAACTACCATCTGTGTAGAGAACTGTTACTCTGCCGTTACCGAGAATTTTATCAATCTGAGCATATTCCTCGAGTTCTTGTTTTAATTCAAGGGTTCTCTTTGCTTTTTCAAGGGAATGTTTTTTACCCTTCTTACTTGATTTCTTTTTGGCTGGCATTTTATTATATATAATAAATCTCTAAATACTAATTATTAATAATAATAAATACTAATTATTATTAATAATAATAAATATTTATTATTAATAATAATATAAATGAGTAAACTAAGACAAACTTACAATATTGAAGATACAGAAATACCATTTGAAATATTAGGTAAGGATAACTTAATACATAATTTGCATTCAAAACATGGTAAGAGTCTTACATTAGAAAATTCAAAACCATTTGTTCCTCGTATTATTGGAAAAAGAAAAGGTGAACAGCCTCATAAAAATTCAAACTTTGGATTGGTTCATGAACATAATTACGATAAAGCGTTTGATGCTGTTGCCAGGTTGGGTAAAGATATACCTGAATATATTTCTAAAGAATACGGCTCCTTTTCAGGAGATGGAGGAAGGAAAGTTAATCTTCAGTTTCAAAAAAGGTGGGACTCAATGAAAGATGAAAAACCAAAATTTATGTGTAAGTACGGTGCTCGTTGGGTAGACGATACTAATAAGTCCGAACAGTGGTGGTCTAATGTTAAAGCCTGTCCTAGATATGAAAATAAAACTTTGTCTAAAAAAAATGAAGACCTTGTATGGGAGCAAAATAACAATACAAAAACTGTACAAGACACAAAATTTGGGAAAAACCTAGTTAGAAAAGGGATGAATAATAATACAACTACAAAGGCGCTTTTTAATGATTGTAAAACCTTTTTAAATGATGGAGAGGGGGACGAAAAAGTATCTGTTGATAATCCTTATTACGAATCTCCAAATTTCAAAGATGGACAACAAAAATTAACAACAAAAGAAACCATAGGGGAAATTTGCAGTGATAATTTTAAATCTGTTTGTATGGATTCTGATATTAATAACAGAGGGACTAAATATTGCAGGGATTTTTGTGAAACACAATATGGTAAAGGTAGAGGATGGTGTAAAGATAGCTTAAAACTGTTTTGTGATGGAGATAGACTTTTTGAAGATAGAGAATGTGAGGATTCTTATTGTGGTCCAGATGCTGATGTTTCTGAACAAAGTGACTGTGCAAATAAGAAACTTTTATATTGTAAAGAGGGAGATAATATGAGAGAAGAAAAATGTAAAACGTTTTGCAAAGATGGTGATAAATACAATGATGTTTGTATAGAACCTTTAAATCAGTACTGTTCAGGAGATAAATTAAATTACAGTGTATGTAAAGACTTTTGTATGTCGACACCTAATAAGTGCGTCACACAACTACAAGAGTATTGCGGTGATAAAAACAACGCTATTGAAACTATTGACGGAAAAGTCGTATTAAAAAGTATGTGTGCGTGTAATATGAGTTCAAAATACTACGGTGATGTCCGTGAGAATGTTATTAATCATCTTTCCCCAGAAGTTTCTGATACAGTTTCACAAGGAGATAAATCTTGTTGGTTTACACCTTGTTCTGATGTAAAGAGTTGGTGGGTTAAAGATCCAGTACCTTGTCCTGATGTTTTAAATTGTATAAGTTCTGTAAACATTGGGGATGGAACTAATTTATCTTTAGAAGATATAACTCAAATGAATAATTGCGACCATAACACTACTGTTATAGATCAAGACTCAGACGAAGTCTCAGATGGCGAAGTAGATCAAGACTCAGAAGTAGAACAAGACTCAGAAGAAGATCAAGACTCAGAAGTAGAACAAGACTCAGAAGTAGATCAAGACTCAGAAGAAGAACAAGACTCAGAAGAAGATCAAGACTCAGAAGTAGATCAAGACTCAGAAGTAGATCAAGACTCAGAAGAAGATCAAGACTCAGAAGAAGAGAAAGACTCAGAAGAAGAGAAAGACTCAGAAGAAAAGAAAGACTCAGAAGAAGAGAAAGACTCAGAAGAAGACTCTGTTGTTGTAAAATTTATTAGCAAACCAGTGTTTTACATACCTGCGATTGTGATTTTTTTGATTGTGATTATTATTATTATTTATTATAATAAGGGTGATAAGGGTGATGCTACGTCTTGATAAGTTGTATTAGAAAAATCTAATATAACTTGAATATAACTTGAATATAACTTACATAGACTTAGCACGGTCCTTATATTCTCGTTGAACGTTTTTAGGAAGGTTCTTCCACAAAAGAGTTAGTTCATCTGTAATCTGTCTTGCACTCTTTTCAGAGGAGATATAATCTCGCCTGACATCCTGGCAGAAAACTTGAAACCCCTTTACCCTGTGTTTATTTACAGAAGTTTGTAGACTAGTATCTACCGTGGGTGAAGAAGGTTTGAGTTTTTCCGATTCGTATCGAGCTTTGTCTTGAGCAGCTAAACCCTCAAAATATCTTACCTTCTCTGGATTGCGCTCCTTAAGAAGTTGCCATCTAATTCCTAGTTCAGTTGTGATTTCCTTTGCCTTCAAATAAGGGTTTTGTTCTGAAACATTGGCGCGTTCCTCCGAACAGAAAAATAGGTAACTTGACTTTCCGCGCTTAGGACCTGTTCTATCCTTTTTGGATACCTTTCTTTTATTTACCTTCATTTCTTTTAGAGGTAAAACTAGTTTTTCGGCTTCATAGCGTGCCTTATCCTCTTTTGCTAGTTTTTCGTAATGTGAAACCATTTGTGGATTGTTTTCCTTTAAAGACTTCCAACGAACTCCTAGTTCTATAGTGACTTCTTTTGCTTTTAAAGTGGGGAATTCGCTTGAAATTTTACCTCTTTCGTCTGAACAGAAGAATAGGTAACTAGACTTTCCACGCTTAGGAGCCACTACTTTTTTTTGAGAAAGAGTATTTGATAATCCATTGGGTGATTCAGTTGATTCTCCATTCTCATATGAATTAAATAATTTATTATTTCTGGTTGATTCCATTTTTATGTATGGTTTTCTTACTCTTAAACTTAAAATAAAATTGAAATTTAAAACAAATTATTATAAGATAAACAAAATGGAACAAACTACTCACAGAGTATATAATGGTTCTCGAGGGGAAGACTTCAAAGCGTGTCTTCGTAGAGTATTAGAGAGAGCCGAATTGAAGGAAAAGTATATTGAGTTGCTTCTTAGTCCTGAGGGACTGTCTGTCTACAATACTGCCTTTACTTCAGGCACGGCCGATGAAGAGAATAACTACGAGGTTTTCGAGCAACTTGGAGACCTAAGCGCCAACAAGTTTATTAACTGGTATATGTATAGGCGATTCCCTCAGTTGAACTGCCCTGGTGGAGTAAAGGTTGTTGCACGTCTCAGGATTAACTACGGTTCGAAGCAGTCGTTTTGGAAAATTGCCCAGAGTTTGGGGTTCTGGGATTTTATAACGGCATCAGAGGATGAGAGATCTTCTAAAATGAAGCCGTTGCTTGAGGATACTTTAGAGTCTTTCATTGGTTCGACAGAGTATTTTCTTGACACTAAAATTCGCATGGGAGTTGGCTATGCTATCGTTTACGATATCTTAGCCAGTATTTTTGACGATATCCCTATTTCTTTAGAATATACAGATTTGTATGATGATAAGACTAGGTTGAAAGAACTATTTGACTATTTCAAAAATCTTGGGACTTTGAAATATAGAGAGACTAAGACAGATATGATAACAACTTCAACTGTTTCTTATATCACAGGTGGGCAAACGATAGTTATCGGACAAGGTAGTGCGTCTCTCAAGGCAGACGCTCAAAAATCTGCGGCTGCTCAGGGTCTTATTACTTTGAAGAGAATGGGATATGAGAAACCGATTCCTGAGATTTATGCGATGTTTTCTAAAAATTTAACTTAATTTATAAATTGATTTATGTTCTTGTTTCATTTGTTATTTCACCAGTAATAATTGTTTCTGATAACTATTTAACTTAATTTATAAAATAAAATGAACAACGAACCATATCATCCTCTGCCAAGTTGAATGTCTAATTTACCATTTATAAATCGAATTTGCGATGAACATAAATTCAAAATAGCTGCTGTACTTGTTTATATTTGTACTGTTTTAATAATATATTTTAGTATTTTTAAGCCTCTACTGGATAAAAAAAATTAAAGGAGGCTACCCAGATTCTGAAATAAAACGATTAAGAACTCGTTATCTAACTGCGACACTTGCTATTTCGACGTGGTCAGTGATTTTACCTTTCTCCTTTTTCTTCTTATAGAAATTATCATATGTGCACTGTAGACGGTGTGTGTTTTTTCACATGGTTTGTTTCGACTTCTCAAAATGAATATTTATTCTTTTTGAGAAGTCGGTTTTGGGGTTGTTTGTATTGTACTAATAATAAAATTGAACTTAAAGAATAATTATTTTAAATATCTAAAAATGTCTTCAACAACTAAACAACTAAATTCTCATTTGGTATTTCCGGAATTTGATGACATCAAAGTATCAACTAACACTTTTATAAGTGTTACTAATTTGACACTTGATCTCGGTAAATTGTTCGATTTTCTCCCTATTACAGAATACATAGTAGTTCCTAGGAGAAGAGGAAGGAAAAAGAAGAGTGATAATGTTGATCCGAATATAGATATTCTTCCAGGTTCTATTATCACTTTGAAATTTGAAGATAGATTACGTGGTGTAGATCTCAAGAAGAAGAAGTCTCAGTCTAAAAAGAAGCGTGCTAAATGGTTCAGAAACTCTTTCACTGTAGTTATAGTCATGGAGGACAAAGCTATTAATTTTAAAGTTTGTCAGAACGGAATGTTCCAAATAACTGGATGTAAGACCGACGAACACGCTGAGAATTGTGTTAAATATATTTGGGAGTATATCAAGAACACTACAGACTTATATACTTTTTCAAGGGGAGATAAACTTGAAACCTTGTTTGTTCCCGCAATGAGGAATATTGACTTTGGTCTCGGCTTTCTAGTAGATAGAGAGAAATTAGCAGTATATATGAGTACTCAAACAGAATTCCACTCTCTTCTTGAAACTTCATTTGGATACACAGGTGTAAATATCAAAATCCCAGTAACAGAAGACATATCCACTTTGGAGGTAAAAAGACTAACATATAATGATGGTTGGGAAGAGGAGATAGTTTGTTATACTGATTACCTTGATTTGTTATCTGAAAAGGATAGAGTGAAGAAACTAAATAAGGAAAGATATAACACGTTTTTAGTATTTCACTCTGGTAAGATTATTATGTCATCGATAAATAGCAGATTTGCACGGGATACTTACTATTACTTTTTAAAAATAATTAGGACTTGCTATGACCAAATTGAAGAACGATTAGATGTAGGGTGTAGTTCAGGAGAGAATCTCGAGTAAAGTAATACATTTCTGTTTCGGTATCAAAGTTTTAATTAAGAGGTGTGGGGAGTTGGATAAAGTAAAGGTTATGAATAATAAACTACTTACCCATAAAGTTATATACTAACTGATTTAAGTTAATGTAATAAAAGTCGAATAAAAACATAAGAATAACATAAGAATAACATAAGAATAATTGTTATATAAGAATATAACAATTTAATTAAAATGACTAACTATCAAGATCCCGAAAACCTTCCTGAAATTATGGAGCGTCTAAAATCGTTACCCACCCTTAAAGAAGTAAAAGAGTTAATTGATGAGGTATTTCCAACTTGGTTTGTCTGTGTTCTAACAAGATATTCAAAAGACTATGAAGGATTTCAAACCAACTGGGTTAATGTTGCGAAGATGGCAAACATACCTACAACCCAGATTGTAATAGTAGATGATATGGTTTTTGATGAAAACCATAATTTGATCCGGACCTTCGCAGAACTTCTAACACGTTCGGGATTTTCTGTAAGGAGGAAGGATGAGTTCATTCCATGTGAAACATGCGGAGATGCTATTCCAACACAAAAAATGTACGAGGTATATAAAAATGTCCAGGAAGAAAATCGTATTGAACTTCCAACAACGTGGAGTAACAAATGTGAAAATTGTTGAAACAACCTTTCTAAAACCTCAATAAACAATTTTGTTTGATTCATTTTCTTAAAAATAAAAATGAATCAAGATAGTATTCATTTCTATTTTTAACAAAATGAATCAAACAAGAAGTCAAACAAGAAGTCAAACTAAAAGATTTTTTGAAAAAAAAGAACATTGTCCGTGTGGAGGAGGACAATCCTGTTTGGTTTCAAGACGTATAGTTGGAGATTGGGTTCACGAGGATGATGTTTTTAGAGCAAATAATATACGATTGAGAAAAAACTGTTATTGCTCTTATTCGAAAGAGCAATTTAAGGTTATGAAAGTATTCTATCCAAAATCTTAATCTATTTTAATTTTTTTAAAAAATTAAAATTACTTTTCCAGATTTCTCAAAGCACGATGTACTCCTACGATCTGACGATAGCAATCGTGAACAGCGTGGTGAGCATTTCCCTTTGGAAGACTGTTTACATATACTTTACCAATATCATACAAAGTTCTTGTGTCTCTAACATCCCAGAAAACCCAAGGAGGTTGCATACCGTTAACACGGTAAGCATTATTTAAAATCGTTACATCGAAGACTGAACCGTGTCCCCAAACAAATCTAGAATTTCCAAACCACTCAGAAAACTCAATGAGAACATTTTCTATAGGAACACGATCGTGCTCTGTAAACACTTCGTATTTAGCATCTTCGCTTTGTTTCATCCACCACTCTACAGTAGATTGTTCCGTATGTAATCCAAGTGCATCACACGATTCTTTTGATATACGACGATAAAACGTGTCACAATTCTCAAGAGGAGGTAGTTCACCTTTTCTAGGAAATTTTATTGCTCCAATAGTTAATATACACGCATCTGATTGAGTAGATAGAGTTTCTATATCTAGCATAACATCTTGTAAAGTCATTTTATATTGTGCTTTTTGTGCTTAAATATAATATTTTATATTTAAGCATATTTAGTAGTAGAAGCGTAGCACTCCATATATTCTCGTCTGTTTTGCCAATAGGTGGTTGCAAAAATACTATCTTTCTCAATTTGATACGTGTTGGAGGAAAACCACATCCAACGCGTAGTTTCCATTTTTGTCATTTGAACTATCACGACGATAAAAATATGGAGTTGCTCCTAAAGGCTTATTTTTGTAATTATTCCAATCTTTTTTGGCAACCAAAAAGACTTTCTTGTATTCTTGTCCATAAATTAATTTAGTAGGCTTACTACCAACGTTCTTAAATATATTACTGTCCTTGAAATTACCTTTCTTTTCATCAGAAAGATTCTTTCGTAGGTATACGTCATTACCTTGTGTTCTTAAAAACAGTTCATCATTTAGTTTGGGTACAAGTAATATTGTATGACTTTGTGGGTTTAATTCAGTACCATTAGTTATTCTTACACCTGTGTCTTTATTATATCCATATAAATAATATTTGTGATCAGAAAAATCTGAGTCAAACAATTGTTTTGCATTACCACCCTTTACACGAGCATTTTTATCATATTCATCAAAGGTTAGAATAATTGGACTGTTTCCATTGTTATCTATATCGTTATTTTCCAAAAGTACAGTTACCTCATCCCCTGATAAAATGGTACGAGGTGTTTCTTCTTCAACTTCTTCTTCTTCTTCAACTTCGTCTTCAACTTCTTCTTCTTCTTCTTCTTCTTCTTCTTCTTCTTCTTCTTCTTCTTCTTCTTCTTCTTCTTCTTCATCATCATCATCTTCGGCGTTCCATCTACAGCGAGCGCTTATTTATGCCTCAGCAACAGGCTCGGCAGCAGCAGCGGCCTCCGTTGTGGCTTCCGCTGCCGCCGCAGGAGCCTCGTTGGCCTTGGCATAAATGCCATTACACAGCTCCACACACTCCCCTACATTCTTGTCCTCAAGAGTGTCGAAAATACTGCCTTCTGTGCCGTCAGGACGGGCCA